CTCAAGACCGCACTCCGTCAGGAACTCGTGGACAACCTTGTCGTCGCCCGGGTTCTGCCGGTTGGTGAGGTACTGAGTGTCGCGCCCGCGAAGGTAGCGATAGACGAGGTTCTTGGGATCGACAACGTAGAGCCAATCGTTCAACTCGTCCCTGAGGAGCGGGTGATTGATCAGGCCCAGCGTGCCAAACGGCGTCTGCCACTTCTGGCAGTTCACGCCGTACATCTCCTTGGAAACGTCGGACATGATCTGCGAGTGGTTACGCGCGATCTTGTTGATAATGTCGAGGGCCAGGTCGCCACAGAAGGCGATCTTTTCCTTCGACTCGTAGGCGAACGCGCCACGAAGGAACGTCTCCCAGCCGTCGATGGAAACCGACGTGGAGGCGAAGTCCGTAACGTTGGTCGTAACGAAGTTGTCCAGGCCGCCGGTCGTCCGCTTGGGCTGCGCGCCGTCCGTGTTCTGGATGGCCTCTCCGAAGAAGAAGGCCTTCTCCATCTGGATAGCGTGGCGCTCAAGCGTCTCCCGCTTGGCCTCAACCAGGGGCTTGCCAGTCCGAAGCTCGATGGCCGCGCCAGTGTTGGTCAGTTCCAGCGAGTCGCGGAAAATCTGGCAATAGTTGGTCGTAACAGTCGGGTCGGAGTAGACCGCCGAAGGATAGGCCGAGCCTTCCTCGTTGGTCGTGCCGATGACCCAGAGAATGTCGTCGTCGGTGATCGTCGAGGCGGCAACGCTGCCCCACGAGCGCACAACCGGGATCGAGGTATCAGAGGACGGGTCGGCCGAGACGTAGAACTTCTCGCCGCTCGTCTGATTCTTGAGAATGTGTCCCTTGCGGACCGAAAGAGCGCCCGCAAAAGCGCCAGCCGCCGTGTCAACGGTGATAAAGAGCTGGCCGGTGTCGGCCTGAGTCCCGTTCACCTTGATACGCTGGGCCGGGAGGTTCTTAGTGAAAATCTTGAACTCGGGATCAGTAGTTTCCTCCTGCTTCATCCGGTTCAAGAGCGCCGTCAAGGGCGCCGCGTTCTGGTGTCGATAGAGGATTCCCTCTCTATAGGATTTCGGCCTTTCGTCCGAACCCCAAGAGCCGGAACCTCGCAGTCCAAGTGCCATCTAACTAGCTCCGAGATCCTCAGTAGTCGTTGGAGAACATCTCTTCCAAGTCCGCCTGAACGTCGTTTTTGACGGGCACGCCGGGACGTGGGCCTGCGCCCTCGCCTACGGCCTGCCGGACGGCCTGGGCTTGAGTAGCCGCCTGTGCGGCCCGCATGGCCTTGGCGGCTTCGACTAGCTGATTGGATCGGTATGCCGCGAACTGCTGGGCGATGAGGTTTTCATCGACCATGTCCATCGGCGGATTGATCTTGTTTACTAAGTAATCGAGGAATTCGCCCTGCACCTTCTGATCCGCAAGCTCGCCGTAGAAATCGCCACGAGCCGCCACCGCCTGCATGTATCGGCTGACGGTGTTGGCGGCGTCCTGCGCCTGGTTGCCCTGATAGAGCCCGTTTAGGTAGTTCTCCATCTGGGAAACGCGCTGCTCTGCCATCGCCGCACGCTGTTCTGTCTGAACGCGAAGCTCATCCATGAACATCATTCGGGAGATGGCCATTGGGAACAGCTCCGCCGCTTCGGGCTCAATGGCGCCCTGCGCGACAAGCTCTTTGACCTTCGGGGCAAAGTAGGCTTGGATGGCCTGCGGCGTGACCTGAATCCCCTGCGAGCCTTGCGGCTGAGCCTGCTGGCGCTGCTGTTGCTGCGCCGCCCTCAGTGCCTCAATCTCCTGCTTCTGGGCTAGGTGTAGCTGCTGGAGGTAACTGAATTGAGACGCCGTTCGGGCGTGCCTGTCCAGCTCTCCGTTTTCCGCCATTCGGAGAAGTTCGTCCTGGGTAACGGGCCTGTCGAGAATCGAGAAGGTTTTGGGCTGTTCCGCAGGGGCCGTTGGCGCTGGCGCGCTCGGCTGGGCCTCCGGTTGCGCTTCTCCCGTCTTTGTGAAGCGGCCCTGAGCGTCTCGGGTGCGGGAGTCGGTTGGAGCGGAAGCGTCAAGCTCCGGCGTTGCGGCCGGTTGGCTTTCCTCTACGCTCTCCGACGTGCTTGCCGCATCGTCGTCCCAAAGGGAAGCATCATTTGTGGCGGGTGCGCTAGAAACGGGTTCGGCTGACATTCAATCTCCTTCTGCTCCCTATGCGGGTTGGCAGTTGGAGACAGCGTCAACGAGTGGAAGGCGTTAGTTTGTTAAGGAATCGGCGTCGAAGGCGTCATGGGAGAACCAGGCTATCCGATGCGGAGAGGTGGTTGCCGGAGCCCTTCACGGGGTTATTGACTGTCGGCGTGTCCGCGTCAAAGTCCGGGTCGCCCTCAAGCGTCAGGGCGTCCGAGCCGTTGAGCGATTCCGTGTCGCCAATGAGCGGCCATGAGTCGATCCAGCTTGCGTAGTCGGCCGGATGGGCGCCAGCCAATAGCTGTGTCGTGGCGGCGTCAGACAACTCCGCGCTAAACAGAGAGAACCAGGCCATCTTGCCGGTGAAGAACTCGGAGCTTGCGGTGATGCGGCAGCCAACCCAGAACTCTGAGCCCGGCGTGTTGGTCCCCCACGTCCCCGACTGCGCCGCAGGCGTCAGGGTCAGGTCGGCAATGTTAAGTTTGATAACTGAACCAACCTTGGTCCATCTGCCGATTACCGGAACCCACTGAGAGGTAGTCCATCCACCTGTGAAGGTGAAATTCTGGGTCCGGCCGTCGATGTAGTACTGAAAGCCGTTATCGCTGTCCCGGTGGGCCGCCGTGTTTCGTAGCGTCGTAACGTCCCAATACTTCCACGCCCCGTCGTCAGTCTCCTCAAGCCCATGCTTGGCCCAAACCATCGCGGACCCCGTAGCGACCGGCCACAGCGAGCCCAACCCATTCGCGAATTGGTCGCTCCCGTTTAATACGATGCTCATGGCGTCGGCGTCCTTACTGGCAGCACGAAACAGCCGGGCTGTGTGATGCCGGGAGGATGCGAATGGTCGGTACAGTGCGAGTGCCGGATCTCCGTCGTATACACGTTAACCCCGCCCTTGTCCGTGTGGCTGCTCCTGTAAACGTGATCGTGAAGCGTCCAGCACGGGTCCGTAGGCGTTGGAGTTTTGGTCGGCGTCAGGGTTCGCGTCGGAGGCGGAGCCGTTGGCGTCCGAGTGTAGGTCGGGGTGTTAGTTGGCGTGTTCGTCCGCGTCGGGGTGTTTGTGGGCGGCATCGTTGAGGTCGGGCTTGGCGAGGCCGTCACAGTCGAAGTTGGCGTGAACGATGCCGTTGGGGTCAACGTAGAGGTAGGCAACGCTGTCGCGGTAGCAGTCGGGGCAGGCACGGTAGGAGACGGAGATGGCGCACCTCCTGTTTTGAGAAGGATGAACGTGCCGAAGGTCGGGAGCGTGTGGCGCGGCGTTGAGCGGCCAGACGGCACGGAGACGGGGGCCAGCGGTCTTGCCGCCAAGGGGATGTTGAGTCCGCCGCCGTACACGCCTGACTGCACCACAGGCCCGAAGAAGTTCAGCGCATCCCGGATCTCGTAGGAGTCCCCCACCTGCAAGATCCCGGAAACGTCGAACGCCTGAGACGCGGCGCCGGTCCAGTTGAACACCACCAGCATGGCCCTGCTGGCGTCCTTCGTGTTGGGCTTCACGAACACCCAATTCGCCGCCGGCCGAGTCGTAGAAAGATTGTTGCCAGTGCCCGCCGGCACCTGGTACTGCTCGCCGTAGAGCGTGTTGCCGGTGAAGATCGTGCCGGGAATCGAGGAAGGCGGCGCGAACACCAGATAGCCCGCCCCGAACCAGTTGTCCCGAATGATCCCGTTGCGCGCCCCGCCCTGCGGGAAGGCGTGGTAGCCGAAATCCAGCAGGCCGCCTGCCGCAAGATCCGCCGGAGTCGCGCCGCCGTAGACCAGATTACGCTCAACCAGCGCGTTGTCGGCCGTAGGCTGGCCGCCGATCAGCCACCAGCAGCGCCCACCACCAACGAACGATCCCGTGCCCGTGACGATGGCGTTGCCCTTGAAGTGCAGGTTGTCCAGCTCGCCATCCTGCGCGTAGGCGTGGATTGGGTAGTTGCCCCAATTCAGGCCAACGTAGGAATCCTCCAGCACCTTCGGCTCGGCGTGCGGGTTCTGCTCGTACAGACCATAGGGGTAGTTGCCCGGATTGCCCTGCGAACGGCCGTTGAAATACAACAGAACGCCATAAGCGCTCACTTGCTTCCAATTAGCGTACGAGTCAATCCCGGACCCACCGTTGTCATGGATGACCATGTTGATCAACTGCGTGCCCATGACGAGCTTCTCGGGGCAGGCCGACACGCCGGACTTGCCCCACTGCGTCGGCACCGTGCCGCTGGTGATCTCCAGGCCTTCGTATGTCTGGGCATCCCCGCAGGGCTCCAGCACGGCCACCTGATTAGTGGCCGGAGCGTCCTTAATCGTCGCGCGCTCGCCCGGATAGGCCCGCACCGTGACGCCGTTGGTGTTGAGCTTGAAGCCCTGATACTGGCCTGTTCTCAGGGTGATTGTGTCGCCCGAAGTCACGACTTGTAGCGCCTGCGATAGGGTGCAGGGCGCCGCCAGAGAGCAGACAGTCCCCGATCCTGTCGGGGACACGAATAGCTCTGGGTCCGCCGAAAGAAATAGGGCGGCTACACCAACGGCAGCCGCCCCAACAGAAGCTAGAAGCCCCTTCTTCAAGCCTTACAGCTCGGGCGGGGGCGGAGGCGGGGGATTCTGCGGCAGCGGATCAACGCTGGACGCCGTGTCCACGATCTGCTGCAACTTCGCATCCACCGCATCCCAGGCAGCGCGCTGCTCATCCGAAAGCGTCAGCCCCTGGAGCAGGAAGTCAATGTCCTCCTGAACGCGCACGATAGCCGCAGCGAGGGCCGCGAAGCCCGCAGCCGCCGCAGCATCACTGGCCGCAATCCGATCCGTAATCTCTTGGCTCATCTTCCGCAACTCCTTCCGAATGAAATGAAGCAGGACGGACCCGCTTCCGCTAAAACCTCCCGCTAGTTCCCTAGCGGCTATCCCACCTACAAATGCAACGCTGCAAGCAATCGCCAGCGCCAACCACATTAGGCCGCCTTCCTGAGAATTGCCGCCGACACCATCTCGACGAGCTGCGCCCTGGCTTCCGTCTTGTCCTTCACCTTCTTCCCTTGTAGCAACAAGTCCGCCACATGCGAGGCTTCGTGAACTACGTCGTCAACGAGCAGCTTCCCGCGCCTCTTGTGCAGCAGGACAACGATCTCCGGCTTGTGTCTCGGGAAGTAATGCGTGACGGCTTGCGTCGTCTTGGACTCCCGAGTCCCGCCGAGAGACGCGGAGGCCATCTGCATCGCGCGCTTGGTCTTGTAGATGCGAACTTCAAGCGTGCGAGAGAGCTTCGTGAATCCCAGCCCGAAACTCTCGTATTCGAAGTTCACGACGGCAGCCCTCCCCGTAAACGCTCGATCTCTGCCCTAAGGCCCACGATCCGCTTCGCCACGCGATCCGGCTCTTCGTAAGCCCTGATCGCCTCCTGCAACCTTCCCACAGCGACTAGCGCGGTGTTCGGATCGAGGGCGGCTCCGGCGACAATCTCCTTGACTCTGCGGATGAAGGCAGAGGGCTGGGTTTCTCTGGCGGAGGCCTCAGCCTTTAGTAGCTCTAGCTCGTCTACTTTGCTTTGGAGGATTTCTTCTAGCTGGGTTTTCATTGAGCCTCCGAACAATCCAAAGCAGAACGCCTAGAACACCAACCAGAAGAAGGCTTAGGGCGAATAGCGACCAATAGAGGCGGGCGATATCCGAGACGATCTCTTCCGTCATGCGACCGGAGGCGGCGGCATCTGATCCGCCGGGACGTAGTTGCCCGCTTGGGTCTGCTGTTGCGCGTACTCGTCCGGCACAACCTCCGGCGGCATCGGCTGAGGCTGGACATACTCCATGAAATCTTGCATGTTGCGAAGCCCCGCCGTCCTAACCAGTTCGCCGAAGATCAGTCGCGGCGAAATCGCCATATTGTCCGGACCAGGAGCCGCAAGCTGCGGGTTCGCGCCGATCATCTCCAGCACGCGCGCCCATAGCTCCGACTGCCTCGCCGGGTCCGCCGGGATGATGCCCGTCTGCGGCATGTAGTCGAAGTCGCCAAAGATGCTCTCCCGATTGATGAGGAGCCGCTGCATTCCTCGCGTCTCTTCCATCTTGGCCAGGTCGCCCGTAACTCGGTAGTACTGCTCCAACGTTGTGAACTGTTGCCGATTAGAAACGGAACGTCTAGCCGTCGGAGCCAAACACGTCGAGTCAATGATTCGCGCCAGCATCGCAATCCGCTGAGAGCTGGCCGCCATGAGGCTCTGGACTTCACCCAGCGTCTTCTTCTCCGGCGTCGTCGCGCCCTGTGCGGGGTCGTTGGAGGCCCCAAGCCGCTGCGCCTGATCCAGCAGGAAGGCGCCGATCTCCGCGTGCGTGCCGGTAACGTCCTGCACGGAGAGCTGGCGGGCGAACAGGCCCGGATCAACGCCCCTGTTAGCTACCGCCTCCTCGCCCAACTGCGACAGCCTGATATGGCGCGCCGGGCCGGGATTCAGAATGTCGCCCATCTCCAGCATGGAGGGCGTCAGAATCAGCGAATCGTTGAGGATCTTGCGGACGTTCTCGATTCTGCTGTTCCACAGCCAGTCCGAGACGCGCTGGATGCCGTCGAGATCCTCAAAGATGCCCTGATTCGTGTTGGTGTGGGGGTCGGGGTTGGACTCCGCTACGGCATAGGTGAAGCGCATGTGCTCGTAGCCGCTCTTGTGCGCCCGGATGATGATTCCTTCGTTAACGACCGTGAACCACCAGATTTCCGGGCGCGTGCCAGGCCCCAATTCCCAGTCCTTGGGCACCACCTTGATTTGGATGTGGTCGATAGCGAAGAAGCCCTTGTCCTTGTCGTCGGCCGAATCGGCTAGCGTGAAGTCGTCCAGGCCGAAGCGAGCCCGTCCGATGGAGGCCCTCGTCTCCCCGCCTACGCCTTTGCCGCTCTTGAGCGCCTCGTCTACGTTGAAATAAACGCCGTTCTGGCCGCTCTCGTCCATCTTGCGCTCAAGCAGATGGCTTTGGCCCCTATAGATCCGATGCCCGACAAACTCCGCCTCTTGGATGTTGGAGAGCGAAACGCGAGGGTCAGGCCAGAAGCAATAGGGATCGACCGACTCCCAGCGGTTGAACTCCTTGACCAGGCCCCACTCCGTAGAGGGGATCTCGATAGGCCCAAGGATGGTGTTGACCGTCTGAACCTTGCGCTTGTAGCCGTACTCCACATCCCAGGTGTCGTAGAGGATGCCCATGCCGTACTTGTCGGCGTCCTGGATCAGCGAGTACATGACGAGCGGGAAGTTCATCTGCTGGCAGTCGTAAGCCAGCACGGCCTCCAGCAGCTTGGCCGGCGTCACGTCCTCCGGTGCGCGCCCCTCGACATGGAGCGGCGGGTCACGGTGGAGGAACAGGGAGACTAGCTGGGTCTTTCGGGTTTCGTGGATGACGCGCGAAACGGGGATCTTGATGGACCGCTCGAAGGGCAGCTCGCGCTTGGACGTGTCGGTGGTCTTGTCGCCCCTGCGCGCCTTGCGGGTTATGTCAACGTACTGCCGGACGTTGTCGTCGGCCTCGTCAAAGGCCTCGTAGCGGTCCGTCATGGCCCGTCTGGACATTTCCAGGCGCGAGCGCAGGCGGGCGATGATCTTCTGGTGCAGTTCGGAGCCCTTCTTGAGGCGGGCGCGTAGCGGCTGATCGGTGCCTGGAGTGATGGAGACTTCGGGCTCAGGCGAGGGCAGAGCCGGAGTCGGCGCTAGAGGCGTAGACACGCCGTCTAGCGTGGAGGAGGGAGGAGGACTAGGGCTTTATGGGTTCGGCGTCGGAGGAATCGTCTGGAGCGAAGGTGCCATCTGGCATGAACCATGAGTCCCCGAAGATCCTAGCCAACTCTAAGAATTGGTCGCGCCCAGACATGGCGTCCCATCTCTTTCGATCTTCGAACTCCATCACCCGCTGCACGAATCTGGCGGAGGCGTCATCTTCTGGGGCCTTGGCGGTAACCGTCAGCCATCCGTCGTATGGGTATGGGATCTTGCTCACTCCGCCCTCCCCTGCAAACGGATATAGGCCTCGCCTTCCTTCGGCAGAAGAGTCGGCCACATGCCCCTATCGTCCCACTTGACGGTAATCAGGAGCTTCGTACCGCCATCGGCCAGTTGCTTCACGTCAACCACCGTACCATGCGCGCCAGTCTCCAAGCTCGCCACCTTGTCCCCCTTGGACAGGGTGTTGGTGCCGACGATCATTTGAGTCTGTGCCGCATGGACAACGAAGCCCCCGACGACGAAGCGCCTAGCCCAGGCCTCCTTACGCGCCAGCGCCACTTGCCTGGCTATCTCGCCTTCGGTGAGGCGAGGCGGTACGGTCAGGAATAGGGCGGCCAGGATGAGGGCGAACGCGCCGCCGGTTAGGAAGAGTTTCAATGGCGGTTCGGGTCGTACTTGTAGGCCAGTACCAGCGAGAGGAACACGAGCAGGCCGCCTAGAGCCAGGAGCTTCATCGCTCCAACCTAATCAGCACATCGCCCGGAGGAGGCGGGGCCTCTGGCATTCCCATCTCGTGCCACTCAATCCCTATCAGCCAGTCCTCCCCGCTTCGCTGCGCCGCCACAACCTCGCCCCATCCTCCCGTACTCAACGACGCCACGAGATCCCCCTTCTTGGGGGCCTTGAAGCGGATCTGCATGATGGTCCTAGTCGGGCCGACGATGAACTTCTCTTGCTTAGGCATGATGCCCTTATCGGCCAGCATGCGGGCTTCAATGATCTGCTCGTGGATGTACTGCACGTCGGGCTCATTGGACTTGTAGCCGACAAGCGTGGGGGCGAAGGCTACCGCCGCGATAGCGCCGAAGACTACGGCCACGCGAAGGCAGCCCGTCTTGGAAGACTCAGACCAAGGCATTGTCAACCAAGTCCAAGGCCTTAACCAGCATGCAGCCTTCGGCGTGCTCGTAAACGTGGTGCCACTCCCATTCCGCTCGCGGGAGCGTGGCGTCTTTCGGTTCGTAAGTCACGTCGGCCAGGCACATGTAGCAGTACGCATGCTCGTTGCCTTCCTCGCAGTCCATCGCGGCCCACTCGGAGCGCGCTAGCACGAGTCGGAGAAGCTGGAGCTGTAGCCTGTTCACCGCATCCCTCCCAATAGCTTCTTAGTATCGAACACCATCTTCGGGCGAGGCTTGGGCTTGTCCAGCCCAGCCTTCCCCACAGGGAACTCCCGCCACACCAGATACCCCAGCCCGTCGCTCAAGTGCGTGCGCTTCGCGTAGGGATCGTCGAGCTTGTAGGTCTTCTCAATGTCCTTGCCATCCGGCTTCATCCGCACCTCCTTGAAGTCCCGGATCAGCTCTCGATTCCTAGCGTGGACGCGCACGCCGGGCACACCATCAGGAGGCCTAAGCTTGAAGTTGACAGCATCAACGCGCTCTCGTGGGTGAGGATTCTTTGCCGGCACGTTGAACACCAGACGAGCAGGGTATCCCCCCATTGCGATTCGGATGAGGTCGTAGGAGCTTCGGGCTGTCTGTCCTCGATTGTTTCCAGAGGCGTCTCCATAGACCCTCACCTCCGCCTTGTGGTTGGGGAACAGGTTCCTAAACTCGTTGCACACCGCCTCCACCGTGCCAGGGTTGTCCTTGACGATCTCGCGATGAACGTCCAGCATGCCGCCGTTGATCTGCGAGACGGTCGAAGTCATGGGCGCCACGTTGAAGTCCCACGCCCAGCAGATAGGGCGGTCGGGGTGGAAGACGAGATCGTCAACGACGTGGATGCCCTCGTTGAAGGCGGGGTAGGCAACGGCGCCTGAGAGCGCGCCGAAGTCCAACTCCATCTCCCGATTCCAGTCCGCTTCGGTCCAGCCTGCGCGGGTGAGCTTGAGCCGTTCAGTGGCAGCCCATTCGGCGTCTTTGGAGGGATCGTGGCTCCAATGGACGGGGACGACCAGGCAGCCATTCTCCGCCTCTAGGGCGCGCAGGACGGTCATCGGTAGTGATCCCTTGCGCCATAGTCGCCTTCGGAGCCATCGCCCTGCGCTAGCGATTCGATGTCGCAATGCCACTCGTCGAACAGATCGATTAGTTCCCCAAATAGGCGGTAGGCCCTGTCTCTCTCTACCTCGTCGGACCGCTCGTAGCGAAGCATGAACGCCCTCAAGTCGTCGGCAATCTTCAGGCCTCGCCGTGCCCGGCAACACTGGCTTGAATATCGGCCCTGTAACCTGTGCTCTGTCATGCCGCCCACCTCGTGAACCCCACGCTCTCGCATACCTGCGCCAGCACCCCGCCCGGCCCGTTGCTTGTTCCGATCATTATCAGCTTCGCGTCCTTCTCCAGGGCGGGCAGCGCCGCCGTCAGGGCCTTGTGCCCCTCCTGCTGATGCTCGATCTCGTCGGAGATCAGCGCGCTGTAGGTATAGCCCCTGATCTTCTCCTCGCCCTGCGCGATAGCCTGTATCCAAGACTCCGTGCCCTCGTAGACCATCTTACCGATCTGCCCCTCGCTGGTCCTCAGGGCCGAATAGCGCCGGATGATGCCGGGCGTGCGTAGGTGGTCCTCGATGAACGCGCAGCGCTGATCCACGACGAAGGCCGCCTTGCTCTCCGTATCGGACTGAATGAAGATTTTCTGATCCGGGCGATAGCGGGCGCGCCACACAGCCCATAGGGCAGCGGCCCAAGTAACCATCATGCGGCGGGACTTCGGGACAGCGATGAAGTTGCGTTCTTCGAAGAAGGCGAGCAGCTCACGCAGATAGGCCTTGTCCTTGGGCCAGCGGGAGCGTTGCCCCATAGCTTCGTCTAGGGTGACGACTTCGTCGCACGCCCAGTCCCAGATATTCGTGGCATAGTGCTCGTCCAGGCGAGAGACTAGGACAGCGTCGGAGATGGCGAGGGTCATCGGACTCTGTACCATCCTCCAGGCCACCACGCATAGGCCGGGAATGGATCTCGGCTGATGTAGTAATCGCCAAACGTCTCAATGATGAGCCGTCGTTCCATCTCGGCGCCGTACTTGAGGCCAGCTTCGTAGCCCTCAAGGAATGTGCCGACCCTTGGAGACTTCTTCTTGTTGGCCCTCTTACTCACGACGGCCTCCCGGCCTTCTCCCACGCCTCGACGGCGTTGAGTAGGCACCGCTCTTGTGCAATGCCCGGAACGGAATAACAGGCTGGCCGAATCATCTCGACCATCGCCACCGCCGCCCTAACGATTTCGTCGCGTTCTGGGGAGACTTCGCGGTATTGGACGACTTCGTAGATCGAAGGCTTGCCGGCTAATGGGCCTCGCCTCCACCACCCATACACCCTGTCACCGCTCGCCTCCTCAACCCACCACTCACGCAGCCTCTTCTCCTTCGGCGGGTCGTGGTAGGGGAGCCAGTCGGTGGACACGGCGTCCCATACCGTGATCCTGTCGTTACCAATGAGCTGGTCTGGCCCCTTCTCCCATTCCACAAACGCCGTCGAGATCCAGCCCGGCAGCCTCGCCTTCCCCGTCTCGCGCAGTGCTTCGGATAGGGTCATCTAGTTCACCTTCCCCTTCCCCTTGCTTTCACGCTTGCGGCTCAGGATCTCCCACAGCCTCTCCTCCCGCTCCTCGCGCTGCTCAGGGCTCAGCTCCAGCGTCTCGCCATTGCTCGTTACGTCCAACGACTCGGGGCTAGTGCCGAAGCGCCTATTCAGGTACTCCTTGGCCGCTACGGCGTCACCATCGCCCGAGACGGCCATCTCGTAGAGCTTCACGATGACGGCGCCTGGGTCCGTCTTGCCTTCGCGTTCCAGCTCTTGATGGATCTCAACGAGCCTCTTGCGAGCCTCGCCTAGAGATCCCTTCTTGCGTCCCCTGTTAGTGCCGTCTTTTGCCATAACAATCCAATTGTTTGAATTATCTAGTCGTCGGAATCAACCGTAGTGGCGGCGTCGGGGGCGATGCAGTTGTGAAGCCTGTAAATGTCCCAAGGACGCAACCCTTGTGCCACCGCTTCGATCATTACGTCGCAGATACAGCCACACGGAAGATGCACCGCTTGGCGGTTCTGCTCCTTGGCGCAATCCTCCGCAGTCTCACAAAGGCAATAAAACATCTTGACTAATCCAAGCAGCTTGGTTATTCTTATCCCCATGATGAGCAACGGCAAAACCAAGCGGTTCTCGGTCAAGTGCGCCCGGTGCAAACAGGCATGGGTGGCCGTTCTCGTTGATGATCTCTCTGCCTTCATCACTGCCCAGAGCAACCACATCGCCGTTTGCGCGAAGCCGCTCCCGGCGTGGGCGACCCCGAAGCGGGTACATGAGCTTTTCTCCCTCGTCCGCTTTCAGGAAGTCAAGGGCACGCTGAACCCGGAAGTCGAGTGTGGCGACAAGTGCCTGTCGGCTACCGGCCCATCCTGCTCCTGTTCGTGCGGTGGCGCTTGTCACGGCGCTAGCGCCTGCGACCCCGACAACCACCCAAAGGCGGCGTAAAAACTTCCCACGCCGCTGGCGTCACTCGGGGCGGCGTTTCGGGGGACAGCGAAGCCATGATCTCCTTCGCCACCCGGTTCTTCTGCTCGGCAAGCGAGAGCAATTCTTCGTAATCTTTCTGCCATATCCAGCCGAATGGCTTTAGGAGCGCCAGACATGCCCCAGCCTCTAGATTCAGGATGCGGGCTTCCATCTCGGCGCGCCTCACTTCTTCCACCTTCCCTTAAGCACTCCCACTAGCGCCTCGTTCCTAGCCCGTAGCTCGTGATTTTCGGCTTCTAGTGCTTTCGCCTTCTCCGTCATCCGCAAAAGGACCAACTCCATAGTCTCCTGCGACGGCATAGCAGAGATCCACGAAGCGATCTGATCCGAACCAAGCGAGAAGTCTTCCGTGTCCGTATCGTTTTTCAAGATTTGGCAAATCTCCTAACCATGCAACCAACACCCTTTCTGCCGTCATGTCGCTCGGGAAGTCGTCGGCATCGTAGGGGCAAGCAAGCTCTTGCGAGCACGACCCGCATTTGGCAGCCGCCTCGCCGTTCCTGTGCTGATGCCTTTCGATGGATTCTCGGTTCGGCCTCCACAACACCAACGCTAACGAGTGCGGCCGAAGATCGCCCCACGCTACGGACACTTCCCACTTGGCAAGCAGGGCTCCGGTTCGGGTCATTCGCAATACGCCTTCACGAATTCCGCCGCGACTTGCGGGACGATCGCGTTGCCGTAGGCGCGCAGGCGTCCCACACGGTTGGGAACCCCATGAGCCAGCGGCTCAATGCCGGGTTTAAGGAGCCTCGTTTTGCCGTCTCCGCAAGGCACGAGCTCGTAGTAACCCCAGGACTGGTCAGCATGGCATCCTGTCCAAGACTCTTTTGCTCCCGTCCGACAGTCTGGCCCGCCTTCGCGTCTCCAGCGTTCGGGGTCGCCCATCCGGCCCTCTGCGCCGCCATCGTCAGCGGCGTTCCGCAGCCGTTCCCGTTCTTCTTCTTGGCCTTCAAGAGCTCGCGGCGAGCCAGCCACGATTCCAGCGGTTCCCCGTCCTGCGCGATCGATGCGGCCGGCGTCGGCCACCCACCAAAGCCGTTGTCGGATGTGCGGGGCGCCGACGCTCGCAGCGCACAAATCGGCGGCCCCGACGGCATATCCCAATGCTTCCAGGTCAGTGCGTACTCCGCCGAGCCACGTCCGTCCAAGAGCTGACGCAACCTGTTCTCCAAAGACGACTGGAGGCGCGCACTCGGCGATGAGGCGTCGAAACTCGGGCCAGAGGTGACGGGAGTCCGCTTCGCCTTTCTGCTTGCCTGCTGCGGAGAACGGCTGGCAAGGACAAGAGCCGGTCCACGCTGGCCTGCTGTCTGGCCATCCTGCGAGCCGGAGGGCGAGGCTCCATCCTCCGATGCCGGCGAAGAAGTGACATTGGGTGTATCCCACAAGGTCGCCTGGTTGAACGTCAACGATGCTTCGCTCATCCACGTCCCCAGGAGGGATATGCCCGGCAGAGATCAGGTTGCGGAGCCATTGCGCCGCATACGGGTCTATCTCGTTGTAGTAGTTCACTCGTCATAGCGTTCGGACGGTTCTATGTACGACTTTTCGCTGTATCTCCAGAACTCTTCCTTCGTCAGGACGTTCTTCCCGCATACGCCGCAGTGATACAGGCGAACCTCCATGCCGTCTTCCGGGCGAGGCTCGCTCTTGCGCCGTCTCAACGCGAACGCTTCGCAGCGGCACTGGATCGGAATTTCTCTAGGCGCCTTCTTGCCCAACGACGGGAAGCGCTGGACCGGGAATCCCTCAATGCCCATCTGGTTGGCGTCTTCCTCAAGTTCGGGAAGTTTGGCGGAGGGTTGGAGGATGATTACGAAGGCGTGGTTGCAGCAGGGACACGAGACTTCTTGTGAAGCCTTGGGCTCTAGAAAGATCGTCGGCCGCTCCGCCGTCATTGGTTTAACGCTAGCCTTCATACAAACTCCCGTCTAGTCGTCGAAGCCGAAGCAGCTTCCGGCATGCCCCTCCGGCGCATGAGCGCCAGCCCAACCCTGATCCGGTCGTCAAGCGTCTCGGCCGCGCTCTTGATCTTGTGGGTCTGCTCGAACTCCGAAAGGATCTCTAACGCCTTCACGTCTCGCCGATGCCCGTCTATTGGTTCCTTCGGCATCTGTACGGGCTTCCGACGCGCCGCCAATCTCGGGGAGGCGCGCTCCTCGCGGATCCGTCGCATGGTCTCGACGCGCCTGGCTTTCCTGTGGACCCAGCAATAGCGTTTGCTCTTGGCGATAGTCGCCCCACAGTCCTTGCACTTGCGCGGCCCAAGCTCGGGATGCCTCCCGGCCGCTAGCCTCCTGTCCCTGCACGGGTCGCAGTACTGGCGTCCTCCAACCGGAGGCCTCTGCTCGCCGCAGTCCTTGCATACGGCCCGCCTGGCTCGCCGCCTTCGACAATCCTCCTTGTGTCTACAAGTCCGGCATTTGTCGGTATAGCCTCGCCACGTCAGCCCGCATGTAACACAGGCCTTTTCCGTTATCGGGCGCCCGGCGTAAGATCGCGCCCTCATCGCGGCACGCTCTGTGTTGTCGTATCGAGTGCGTATAGGTAAGCCCGCTTAGCTCGCAGGTCGCATTTGCAGACGTAGTCCAGGGGCCGCTTCTCGACTAGGCGCGTGCAGCCGATGCCCCTATGGCAGTCGGAGTGCCGGTCGGCCTCGCATTCGGAGCAGAAGTCGGGCATGTAGGAGGGGCGGGGGCGAAAGATCGGCATGTCTCTCATGGTTCAACTCCGAATAGGACTTTCTGCGAGAGGCGCTTGGCGGCGATCTCGCAATATTTCTCTTCGATTTCGATGCCGATGGCCCTGCGTCCGAGATCCTTCGCGGCACGCAGGGTAGTGCCGGAACCCATGAAGGGGTCAATAAGCGACCCCGTGACCGGGCAGGCCCGATCCACGATCCACTTCGCCCAACGTAGAGGTTTCGGGCATGGGTGCCCGTATGCCCCCATTCGCTCATCATTCGGCACTGAAAGGAAATCGTGCATCGATAAGCCGGGCCACCGCCCATAGACAAGAAGCGGTTCCCAGTCATTGAATCCAATTGCCGATACATGGCCAGGACTGCCCTTATGCCAGGCGATCAGCCAGTCGGGAGGGTGCCTGGAGTAGATCCAGCCGAGACGCCGAATCTGACAGCTTGGCAAGATAACCATAGACGCGCTTGATCGCATCAGCGGGATAGCCGTATCCATTAGAGCCAGCCAGTTAGTTTCCGAGTCGTCGTAACTGGCGTATGGCAAGTTGACGCCGTAGGGCGGGTCCGTAAGTACCAGGTCGACGCGCCCAAGCCCCGGCAAGACCTCCCTACAATCCCCGTGATAGATCGTTATGCCGGCGTCGGTGTCTTCAAAGTACGGCGTCATGCCTGCCTCACGTTCATTCGTTCCTCGTCGGTTAGAGACATGGGGCAGACAATCGCCCACACGCGCCCCTTCTCGTCTCGAAATGCGTGATGCCTGGCCTCTTTGGCGGGGTGAAGAACGTGGCAATGCCCTTCGTCGTCCACCCAGACCGCCATGCGCCCTCCATTGGCTCTTATTTCGATGAAGCGCCGATCCCTAAGACGGTGCGGTTTGTGCCAATCTGCGCGCAAGCTCGCGCTGGTCGTACTCATCGCCGGTGTCCTGAATGAACTTGATCTGTTCTGGTGTTAGGGTCGGCCGTTGCTTCGCGTTGCTCTCTTCGCCGTAGTAACCCTCTTCGATTCGGTCAAGGGTGTTTGGGCGCATTAGCCACTCAAAGTTGGCGACCCAAGGCTTCCCGCCCTCCTCTCGCGGGTTGCCCAATCCGACACAAAACGGGGTCTTGGAGGCGCGCACTATGGCAGCCCTCCATCGCTCTAAGTCGGGAACTTCCAGCAGTCGGCCCCTGGCTTTGCGCCTGCGCTCAGTGTTGAGCGGGAGCCTGACTGCCGCCATCTTCCCTCGACACTCGTTCCAGATGATTCCTAGACTCTCGGGAGTCGGGGGCTTGGTCTTGGGTTCTCCAGAGGCCACCTCAACCTCCGGCGGGCGCGAAGCGCCCTCTTCTGTTCCCTTCCCTTCTATTCCCTTCTCTTCCCTTCTATTCAGACGTGTTTTTTCCGAGAGTCCCGGATTTTTTCCGGGAATTTCCGATCTTATTAACCAGCCTATAGTTACGAACCTTGGGAGGGCTTCGTCCCAAATATGGGACGGAATGCGGGTGATGCGCTCAAGGCTTGCCGAATTGTGCTCGGAGCCGTCATCTCGGAGCAGGGTTCCCCTCGCTTTTGCCTTCGACGCGAGCTGTAAGAGGGCGGTCCAGGCGCCGAAATGGGCCGCGCCGTTCTTGTGGGATAGAAGCTCTGTGTAGCCGTCCCCATCCTGTTTGTTTGGGATGAGGACAAATCGGAGATGCTTAAGCCGTCTTGTCTCGTTTGTTTCGAAGCTCTCCTGCCAGTTCTTGATCTCCACTCATCCCTCTAGAAATTAGTGCCTCACGAATCGTTGCGACGATCTCTCCCGACTTCAATTGCTGCGGGGTACAGCGCAGGATCAGCCACCCAGCGAGCTGGGCGGCGTTGGCCTTCTCCATGTCTGCGACCTGCCCCGCTCCCCTGCTGTGCCGTCCCTGAATCCAAACGCCACCATCTACTTCCAGCGCCACGCCGCCGCCCTTCGGGTCAGCCCACCCGAAATCTAGACGCCAGCGCCTCGCTGGGTGGAAGCGGACTTCGGCCTCCGGGACGGGAAGGCCCCAGGCGGCCCATGGGTGGCTTCTCGCTGTCAAGGGTCCGCCTTCAGCTTGCGGATCTCTAGGAACACGTCATCAATCGCGGTAATGTAAAAATCCTCTAGCCTCTGCTCGTATGCCCGATTCGGGGTTGGCAGCTTGGCCACTTCCTTGTCTACGGCATCGAGGGCCGCGTTCCATGCGGCACGGGCGGCCTCGTAAAAGATGTTTCTACGGCCCCAGCGCGGGTCACCTTCTTGGCCTCTTACAAACTCCTCAAAGGTCACGGCTTCTCCTCCCTCGCCCTGCGCTCGGCGTATCTGCCGCACTCCTCGACGCCGTCGAGGTAGGCGTCGTCGTATGCGTCCCCACGTTCCCCGCCGCCGCGATATGTTTTGCACCACTCAATTACGTCGTCGTACGCCTTCTTCGCGCCGCGAGCTTCGGCCTCTGCGATGCGCAGTTCGATGAGTGCGCGGACGCGGGCGCGGACGGCAGGTTTCAGTGCCATGTAGGTATCCACGTCGAAGAACTCGTCGGGAAGAATGTCGAGGATCTCCCTGTCCAGATCATCCTGCGCGGGGCGGGTCACGGGAGTCGGACACTGCGCCGTACTGTGTTCGTGATTCGGGTCTTCGCAAACTCTCACCCCTCCCCCTCCCCCTTCTCCAGGGCGTCGGCGCGGCGACGTGCCTCTTTTGCGACCTCCGTCAAAGCGTTGTTCCAGCCAACCTGCCGATCCACGACCTCGTCGGTGTGACGTTCGGCGCAATCCTTCGCCAGCGTCCGCAGCTCCCGCGCGATCTCGGCGCGGATGAGGGCCTCGACGGCGTCACCCGTGTCCGTCTTGCTGGCGCGATACTTCTCGCACCCCGTTTCTTCGAAGCACGGCAGATCGCATCGCCCGCCGTCGTCGTGCTTGTCGAAGATGTGCCCGCACTCACACAGGTCTTCGTCGGGTACCATGCTGTCGATCCGGTCACGCAGGGTCATGGGCGACTTCGGTCCGAAGATTGCGCGCGCCACCCACCCGTCATGCTTTGTTCTCCCCCTCTCCCCCTGCCGCGAAGGCGCTCGTAGGTGGCAGATGCTTAGAGCACGTCCATCTGTATTTCGTTAGCGTCGGGGTTCCGCACGTCGCTTGTTCGCCGCATCCATCGGAATCGCACTTGCAGGAGTCGTCTGGCTGCGGGTCTTCCCATCCAAGAACGCCGAAGGCGTGCTCTAGAGCGGAGAGCCCTCCCGTGAAGTAGGCCCCGTTGCCGTAATAGGCGAACTGGCGAACCATGTCCTCAAGAGCGTCTTTCGCCTCCCGCTCCGCTCGCTCCGTAGCGAGCTTCTCCACGTCGGCAAGGGCGGCGGCAACAGCGGCGCGGACCTTGTCCCAGTGACACGGCCCTGTCTTGCACTGACAGTTAGGCACTAGCTCTGCGGCGCGCTGTTCGTGGGTCACTGTCGCCTCCTCCTCGCCACCAGCGCGACTACCGGCAGCGCAATCAGAGCCGCTAGGCCAGTCCCGCCATTGCCGCCGCAGCCACTAGAGCCGCCCGATGGCGGTCTAGGTGTCGGCGTCCCTGGCGGTAGCGTTGGCCTTCCTGTTGGCGTTACGGTGACGCACGGGGGCGAGCTGGGGACGGGTTCCGTTGGGGCTGAGGTCACCGTAGGCGTGGGCGTGCGCGTAGCCGCCGGTGCCTGTGTAGGCGAGGACGTAGGGGACGGCGGATTGGTCGGTGTCGCGGTAGAAGGCGCAGGCGGAGCAGTGGCCGTCCTGCTTGGGGTCGCCGTCGAAACGGGAGTTGAACTCACTGGAGGTGTAGGAGCCATAGTGGGGGTTGAAGTCGGGCACGGACACAGATCGCACCCGTTCCAGCATCCCGGCGTCCCGCTCCCGATGGGACGGCAGAAGCCAGGAGAGCAGGGCGTCGGAGTGGTCCCTTGCGTCGGCAATGGCGGCGGCGAGGTCGGGGTTGGCGGCACAGGCGTCATCGATGTTGATGGGGTTGGAGTCGATGAGGGAGAGGGCTGCGGCGTACCTATCGGCACCAGCGTCCCCCCGTTTGCCTGCGGCACTACGCGCCACAGCACGGCCCTTGCGGAATCCTGCATTACTGCGACTAGCGGATCTACGACTGCCAGACTTGCTAGATTTACTTCTGCCCAAGCGTTGCCTCCTCCAACCGGAATCCATGCGTTATTGCCCAACACTCCAACGGAGCTAGCGGGGGCACCGAGCACGGCCCCCTCGACGCGAATCTGCCCGGCCTGTTGGTAGCGGCCGTTGGCGCCCACCTTCCACAAGAGGACGCCTTCACAGTTGCCGCCTTGCGCGCCACTCTTGGCGTAGTTCAAGACAACCAGCCAATTGTTGGCGGCACGAAAGCCGCGCACCCCCTGGTGGCGATCCACTAGCGTGGTAAACGGGCAGCGATCCCCTGGCCTGTTGGTTTGCTCAGGGGTCGAGACGCCGATGTACTGCTGCATCCCCGTAGCGACGTTCTGGACCATCAAACCAAACTGCGCCTGCACGACGACTAGATTCCCGTCCTGCTGCGGCGGGTTGGCCGGCGAGTACGTCTCACAGCCGCCCGAATAGGAGATGCAGGGCAGATTGAATGTCTGGCCGTTGGCGATCTTGGGGAGCGTCCAGGCGATGAGGCCAAGCAGCAGGAAGAACAGCCAACGTCTCGGGGGGTCTTGATACTTCCACATATCCCAATCGTCTCTAAGATTCATTTCTAGTCCCTTCAATTGGTTGCCCCTAGCAATGGGTGTTGAACATTTTTCTTGACGGACGCCCCAATAGGAGAAGGACGCCGTGTGTTTCAAGAAGTGAGATTCAAACCTGGGGTGTTCATTCGGCGGCATGTGGCCCAGGTGCCAGCCGTTGCGAGCTAGAGGCAACCAATTCAAGGGACCGAGACTGTCCTAGCGACTCGATGCTGTGAAGGATGTCGTCCGGGACGAAGTAGGCGGCAGGGCGCCCGCCCCAAGAACGGAGGTGTTCGGCCTTCTTGCACTCGGAGCCGAAGGCCCAGCCCCTCACGTCACACACGGACGGCACGAAGCGCCCCTTCATCTCCGCGATTACATGGACGTAGATTTCGGCCTCCTTGTCGTCCGGTCTGACCAAGAGTTGATAGTGGGGTTTCGTGCGGGTGCGGACTTGGATGTGATCCGGCAAGTCGGGCTTCTTCCAGGTGTTCACGTCCCCGCCCCAGTAGCAGCCAATAGCCTTAGCCGCAGCCATCTCCCCTATGGCGCCTACTATGTGAATCTCCAAGGGATCGCCAGCGAAGCCGTGCTTCATGTGGCTCTTTCCCAGGCGAATGGCCTCTTCGTTGCGCCGTCCGGCGACGAAGCGCGCCATCTCTCGCTCAATCGGTTCCATGCACACGATCAAGCGGCCTCTTCGCTTTTGGTCCGCAGCAGCTTCCGCTCGCGCTTGTAGACGTAGGACTCAGAGGCCCGCAGCCATTCGGCGTGGTCCTCCGCAAGCGGCTGGATGTTTAGGCCGTCGTCGTAAGTGCCGTCTTTCTTTAGATGGACGATGCGCGTCCCGCACCCGGAGCCCTGGAGATCGACATAGCCGCAAATCTGGACCTTGGCCCCCGTGCTGATCTCGTTGGATGTTTTCCAGTCGATGATTTCTTCTTCGCCGTCCAGCCTCACGCGAAGGTCCAGGGTGCCCTTGATGAGCATGCCCCTGTCGCAAACCGTCTCTTCGCACGCGACGACGAAGGGCTTCCGCTCAAGAAGCCACCGCTCCCCCGCTTCGAAAAAAAGACGGACCGCCGGATCGATGGTGGATCGATCCAGGCGGCCCAAAACGAGAAGCTCAAGCGCCTTGTGCGTGGCGGTCCCTATCGCACGCTTGCGCTCAAGAATGGCAGGGGGAATACGGGAGAAGTCGGGGAGGAGTCCGGCTTCCCGAAGAACATCGGAGACGCGCGCGTAGTTGCTTAGCAACCCGGCCGCTTCTAGTTCAGTCGCCGTCGGTGACATGAAGTTCAGCGTTTCGGACAACAACAACCTTCTTGCCGCTCGGTGCGTCGGCTACTTCGTAGGCCAGGTCGGCCGTTAGGCCTCGCCGCTTCGCCTCGTCCAAGAGATCGGCAACGGCCTCGTCTTGGACTAGGAAGGAATCGCCGTCCATCGTGAGCCCCTGCCAATAGAGGGGAAGGCCCTTGCGCGCCTTTTTGTCGAGCATGGCGATCTTCCGGCCACGCATAACGCGCTCGTCGTCGCCGGCCTCTACGGCATCCGCCTCGACAACCTCTCCGAAGGTTGGCGTGTCCGTCTCTTCCACCCTCTCTATGTACCCGGTCATCGACGGCTCCGACTCGACCGCCTTCGGCATGGCGATTTGGGTAACGGTGGTCTTGGTGGAGGCGGGGATCGTCTCTAGCTCCGTCTCGTCAAGGACGCCAAGCCCGCAGATGGAGAGCGTGACCCGCCGCTTGGCCTTCGTCTCGGCCTTCATCAGGGCGTTGGCGAGGGCATCCCCCTTGAGGTTGCCAACCGTCACGGCGCCCTTCGCGGCGTCAGTCCTCTCTTCCCTGTCGCGCGCGAAGGCCGTTACTACGTAAACGTCCTCCATGCGCTCGGCGCGAAGCTCCAAGATCGACACGCCGTGAATCTTCCGCAGTTGGTCTGTTGCTGACTTCTTGGCGTAGAGCTGGAGCTTGCCGTTTAGGGTGATGTATTCGAAAGGCTGCGTGAGCGGGTTAAGCCCCGTCGCGTCACAGACGGACTTCATGTAGCCAAGGCGCTCCGTCTGCGTGAGAGACGAGAGATCCCCCTTGATCAGAACCTTCTCCAGCGTCTCGGCAGTCGGGGGCTTGACTGCCGGTAGGCTTACCTGTTCAAGAGCCATGCTGAACCTCCACTGAAAACTTTTTCTGTACGGCGAAGCGCACCAGCGGGAACCAACCCGCCCGAATGGGATGCCGGTCCCCTAGCCGCCGGATCTCCAGCCCGTCGCCCGTGACCGACACGAAGAGCGACTTCCCGCCCGACTCCAGCGGCAACCGCCGCTCCGAAAGCCATACGCGCTTCACTGCTCTACCGGAGGGCATGAGTCAGACTCAAACCAAAACCCCGCCTCGTAATAGCGATGCTCGTTGCCGGTCCCGCAGAAGCGGGCGTCCTGCATGTTGCGTTGATAGTTGATGACGCTGGACTCCACGAACAGCGGCACCTCCAGCGGCGAATGCGGCAGCAGCAGAAGCGCCGTATGGCGGTAGATCGGCTCTGAGGGGTTGGCGTAGGAAGTCCCGACAACCTCGATGGGCCGCACTTCCACGTTGGGCCACACGCATACCGTTCCCGCCGGAGTCGTCGCACCACAAGTAGAAGGCGGGGCCGCTTGGAGTACTCCCCCAGGCGGCGGCAAGGTGGGCATGATGCAGGCCGTTCCCGGCCCCATCATCGGGTGACAGGGAGGAAGCTCTGTAGCGTTAGCCACAGAGAAGAGGAGAAGGAAGAGGAGCCCCCAGAGGGTCGAACGCGTGACGCTCATCATGCGGATGAACGCCGGCACACACAGCCGCCCGCAGAAGTAATCGGCGCCGTAGCGGTAGGCGTCCCACAACCAAACGCTCTTGCCGCATGCGCGACAGTCGGGGCGAAGCGTGAAGCCGCGATCTTCCCGGTAATCCATTTCGTTGCCTTCGTCGTCGTGGTCGGGTACGATTTCGGAAGTTCGCATTGAAAAATTCCTTTCATTGCGGATGGGCCTCGTGAGTCCCACGCTCACGGGGCCTTTCTTCTAGGCCCTTACAGAATCGTCGGGGGTCGCCAGGTCAGCTTCCCTTCATCCTTCGGCTCCTCCTTTCGCTTCGCGTCAAAGACGCGCCCACCACATTCGTCGCGGTGCATGTCGGCTTGGATGAGGCTGTCGAATTCCTCGCCACACTTCATGCATCGGACGTAGAAAGGATCTTGGCCGGCGCGAGGGACGATGCCGGTCCGGCTCATCTCGCCACCGCCTCCCGCGTGAACGTCGCCATGTAGCAAGTGCCGCAGTAGTCGCGGGCTTCACCGAAGGAGACGCCCTTCGCTCCGGTGACGGTGATGAAGAGGGCGTCCTTCTCGTTCTCGGCCTTGCTGCATCCGTCGCACGTCACCCGCTCGACTTCGTCGTATTCGTCGTAATGCTTCACACGGCCTCCTGTTCAAGGCGACGGGGCGCGAGGATTTCTTCCTGTGTTTGCGGGCCATCGGCCAGCCCGCCCTTCATGAGGAAGGAGACCCACTGCGAGAGGGACAGGCCGAGAGACTCGGCCCGCTCTCTGCTGGCTTTCGTCAGGCGTGGGTCTATGTAGAGGTTGACGGCGGCGAAGCGGCGCCGATCCTTCTGGCCAGCGCGCACCTTGCGCCTGCGGTCAATACGTTGGGCTTGCATCGTGCGAACATGGTATGCACGACGTGCGCACGAGTCAAGGGCTTATTTTTGCATACCTAAGCCGCCCGGAATCAATGGGTTGGGTGGATTGTGGAGACTCGGGGCTTGACGTTGCCCCCTAGTACAATATTCTCTGCGCAGGTAGTGCGCATTATGATTCACAGCATGGCAACCAGGCGGGGGTCGGAGGAGGCGCAGAGCCACCGGGCACCCAAAATCAAATCGGGGAGAACAACGGTGAACCTGCCTAGCGACGTGAAGGAATGGCTCTTAGTACAGGGCCTTCACGGCGGCGTAACGGGAGCGATAGTTTTCCTCGTGCGCCAAATGATGAGGCTGAACGTGGAGGCAGTAGACCTCCCTCAATTCGCCCGCCCCAGATCGGACGAGGGGATAGGGAGTCGGGCGTCCTAGCCATCCCCATGAATAGGCGCGTCGTTGACCGGAGGCGCCTATGCGAACACATGGAGTGCATCCAAGAGATTCGGAGACGACGCCAGGGCAACGTCTTTCCGATGTACGTCTGCCTCAGGCAAGAGGAGGAGGCAGAAAAGGACGTGCCGCCGTCGCTAAGGAAGTGAGTGGCCTGGGTCAGAGCTAGGAAGCTCAAAACCGGAGTCCACTACTACGCCATAGAGGGCGGCCGATCTAGGGCTCTCGGGCCCGATTACGTCCCGTCGCCTACGCCCGGCACGCTGGCCCATATGGCCGAACGGGACCAGCTCTTGAACCCTGAGCCCACCAGGCGCAAAGTCTGGAGGCGGATCTTGGCCCGCTTAGGCGGCAATACCAAGGCCGTGTTAATTAACAGGGCCAAGGTAGAGGACTACCGGGCGGGACGGCTCAAGGAGGGCGTCTCGCCCTCTACCGTCAACCGGGAGACGGCCATGCTCTCGGCGGGCTTCCGGGATCAGCAGGACTTCAACCCCTGCGCCGGGCTCAAGCGGCTCAAGGAGACGCCCCGTAGGGGCACGGCCCTAACGCCAGAGGAAGTGGGGCGGTTGCTTGGCATCCTGCGGGGGATCAGCGCCGGAACTGCTCTCCTAGCCGAATTCCTCTACCTGACCGGCTCCCGCTTTTCCGAAAGGGGGGTCGTGGAGGGGGGGGGCTATCTGCGCTTCCCGCCCAGCAAAAGGGGCCGTGCCCGTAACTTCAAGATAGAAGGGCGTTTAGCGGAAATCGTTCCAGAAATGGGAAGGATCGTTCCCAAAATGGGTGCATGTGACCCCCTAAGGTGGTCAAGGGACGCCTGGGACAAGGCCGTCATAGCCTTCGGTAAGCATGTGACGCCAAAGGACTTGCGGCATTCCGCCGTCACCAACCTCCTGGAAGAAGGGGCCAGCATCCCAGACGCCCAGAGAATGACGGGGCATACCACGCCCCAGATGATCCACCAGACCTATGCCCATTTGCGCCCTGTGGCCGCCAGGGGGCCAAAGTCCCCCGCCGTGCCACTAGACCCCGCCCAAAGCCCCCCTAGTGGCACGACTACGGTCCCGAAACGCCTCGCCGGAGTGGCGGAATGGCAGACGCAGGGGACTCAAAATCCCGATCACATGGCGCATCCCTATATGCCGGAATGAGTTGGCAGATCATCCATGCCACGAATGATTATCAACCACACAAAGGCGAAAATACTTGTTGACAGAACCAAGCGGCTTGGTTTATCTTGGGTGCATGAAGAAGTCGCTGTTTGAGTCAGTCCCCTGTAGCCGCTGCGCCGGGACCGGGCACTATTCCTATTGTTCGATGTACGGAACGCGCTGCTTCAAGTGCAGTGGCCGGACGTGGACTCTCACGAAGCGGGGCGCCGTCGCGCAAGCCCTCTACACGGCGAGCCTGTCGCGCCGGGCCGATCAGCTCCAGACTGGAGACGTCATCTACAACGAGCCCGGCCCTCTTAATCGGGGCGGGTGGGTTACGGTCGAATCGGTCGGGCCGTACGATCTGATGCCCGGTTACGTCGCCGTGCAATGCTCCGCCAAGTCTGGGAAGAAGGAGGACGGCGTAACCTTTCTAGAGCCGCCCTCCTCTGTTCACCGCGTCTCGCACCCGGAACCGGCCAAGGCGGCGGTTCTCGCGTTCGCGCTTGCGTATCAGGAGAACCTCACGAAGAACGGCACACTTCGGAAACGCGCATCCAAAACGGAGGCAGCCGTCGAGCAGGTCAGGGGGGCGAGATGAGGATTATCGAAGTCAAGGGCGACGGCTGCGGCTGTCCTGAGTGCGCCGTGTCGTGCGATGGGTGCGGGGAGCGCGTGTATGAGTTTCGGCGCATCGAGGGCGATGCGTTCTGCTTCGGGTGCGCTGAGGAAGTAGAGCGGGAGATCGCGCAAGAGCGCGAGGCGGCGGAATGAACTGCCCCAAGCACGGCAAGCGCCTAATCTGCCCCGCCTGCATCGGGCGGAAGGGCGGGGCCTCTACGTCTCCGGCGAAGGTTGCGGCGTCTAGGAAGAACGCGAAGAAGGAGAAGAAGCCATGAGATGGTATAGCCAAGAAATCTTCTTCGGCAATACGGAGGTTCCAGAATTGCCTAAAGGCGTGCGCCTCAAACTGATTCAGGGGGAAGAAACGATTAAGATTGGCCACAAAGAGATCAACAGGATGGCCGCAGGAGACTACGGATACACGGCGGCGATCCATGCGAAAGAGGGGAACGTCGAGAGGGCGCGCGAGCTGGCAACCAGGGCTGCGAATCTGGCGCATCGTGCGGGGCACGGGAAGCCCAAGAGGCGGCGGTCGGGTCCGGCCTAAAGGCCCATCAGCCTCTTAGAGATCGCGAAGACCCGGTAGGCGGCGGCGTCTACCAGCTCCTCGCTCTCCTCTGCCAGCCAGTCCCTCTTATCCGTCGCTAGATCAAGCGGCGGATGCTTTTTGTTACCCTCATCGAACCGTTCCAGCATCATCCTCTTCATGGACGCCTGCGGGAAGTTCTGGAGGCGGAAGATCAGCTTGGCGATAACGTCGGGGAGATGGGCGTCAATGGCCGTCTCGTAGTCGTGGCGGGTCATGCGGCGTACTTCCTTTTCAAGTAGTCGAGCGAAACGAACATCGGATCAGCCCTGCCATCGTTGACTTCGTGGAGCATCACAACCTGCCGCCGGTTGTTGTTCCCCTGCTCCCCCAGGTAATCCTCGTCGTGTAGGTAGCACGTCCCAACCAAAAGCGTGAAGTGCTGGGTCTTTGGGTGGAAGTGGATATCGGAGTATTGAATATGGCCCATCACGGCAGACCCGTTGACTTGCTTCATCAGGGCCGACGCCGACGAGACGGAACGGCCGTAGGTGCCGCTGGTGAAGTAATGCGAGTAGGCCACGCCGTCAACCTTCACGACTCGCAGGAATGGGTAGACCTCCCAGCCCATCTCTTCGTAGCCAAGGTCTGACAGCCCAATCGTCCCGTCTAGCTTGGCGTCGTCCTGAATGGCGCGCGAGATCCGGTCCTCGTGATTGCCCAGCGTCAGGATTAGGCGGGGCTTGTAGTCCGGCATGGCGGCGAACGGCCGCATGAGTTGGTCCATCGCCGCCTTCGTCGTCTCTATGTCGGCCTTGTAGCGCCGCCCCTCAAAAGTCTTCTTCCCCTTGTCGTAGGAGGAGAGAGAGGGCATGTCCGCGAAGTCCCCGATCTGAATAACCACGTCTGGGCGCTTGTCCGCGATGTACTGCCCGATCCACGTTAGATGGTCCAGCGGCACGCCCGGCTTAACCTGGGTGTCTGGGATGATTAGATGTTTCGGGAGGTCGCCATGCCCGCACCGCTTGTGCTTCTGGCGGCACGATTCGCAACGTTGGCTCATCGCTTCCTTGGGTTGTAGAAATGGTGTCGGCCGATGACTCGGATAAGGTTGCTCTTGCTCACCCAATCCGGGAATCCCTCAACGGCGTCGGGGTTCAGGTAGAGGACGGCTCCTCCAGCGAAGTCCGTTGCCTCCGATTGCTCCCACGCCTTGATGCAATCCTGAACAGCGTCGGAATCGTCGTCCAGCTTCACGGCGGGGATTCGGTTGGGGTCTTGCGTGTTCCAGCCGGAGAACTGGTATGGCCGCAGGACTGTTCCCGCTACGGTTCCGTCGGATGAGTAGCGGCGGCGCATCCGATTTCGGATGACCTCGCCCACAGCCACCATCCCGATGAAGGGCTCGCCCCTGGCCTCTTGCCAGATGGTTGCGATAGCGAGCGCGTCGTCGGTGATTAGCCGCAGGCGTTAGCTCCTAGAGCTTCGAACTCAGCCAGCCCATGACGCCGCCGAGAAGGCCGCCAGCTCCGGCGAACACCTTCCCTTGGCGCACGTCTTTCTCTAGATCGCTGACGCTGCCCTCAAGAGAAGTGAAGCGCCGCTCTTGATGAGAGCGCCTCTCCTCGTGGAGCTTCTCCAGCCAGTCGAACCGCTCGCCCATCGTCATGGCGAGCACGTCGATCTTCCCGGCTAGCGTCGATTCGACGTTTGAGATTTGGTCTGCCACGTCGGCCCTCGTAATCGGCGTTCCGTTGCTTCGTGTTTTCCGTTGTGCCGCCATAAACCTACCTAGTCAACGCGACGGTGAGAAGACCGCCGACGCCCAAAGTCCCTTCTGTTGAAACTGCCCCGTATGCGCCGACGCTTACGTTGGAATCGAACAAGCGATAACCGACGAAGGCCCCGCCCCGTCCCTCGTCCTGCTTCCCACTGTAGAGGGCGACAAGCCCTGCATTCAGTTTGTCCTTGAGGTTGATTAGCTCCGCCCCGACTCCTACTGCGCCTCGATGGTCTGCGACGGCCACAAGGCGGGGATGCCAGAAGGGCGTTGGCTTCTTGTAGGTGCTAACGCGCAGGGTTCCCTCATGAAGAATCCCTGTGGTGGGGATCTCGACGCCCGTTACGGGGTCGTATTCCCGGAAGTCCAGCTTGGTGTAGAGCCCGTCATCGATGATGACTGCGGCTATGTCGATCTTGAACTTCTGACTACGGGTGAGGAGGCCGGAGGGATGGTCCACCTTGAAGCGGTGGTACTCGTCTTGCCACGTAAACGGCAACGTCTGCACGGGCGGGGTGAATGTGCCGGCGGCCGTGTCCTTGATCGTGACGGCTGTGGAGAGCGCACCCGTAGGGGCCTTCTTGACGCCGCCAGCCTTCTTCATGCCGTCCACGAAGGCCTGGAGATCCTTATGGAGCGTGGCGGTCAGGGCCTTCTCAGAGACGAGCTGCGCCTGGACGGCGTTTAACTCTCGCGCCTTCGCCTCTACGGCGGCGCGTGCCTCAAGGTCGGGCTCAGGCTTGCGCGTTGCCTCGTTCCACAGGAACAGGACGACGAGCAAGACAAGGAGATAGGGGGCGACACTCCGAAAGACCCTCCAGACCGTGAGGATCATTTGGGGGCTTGAAGATCCTGGGTCGCGCCCGCCCTGAATACGGCCGCCAGCAGCAGCCCGACAACCTCGATGGCGTCCGTTGCCGCCGTGTCGGGGATGATCGCAGCCCGCTTGAGACGGTCAACCACCAGAACGGCTACCAGCGCCCAAAAGGTTTTGGAACGCCAGATGTTCAGAAGGCCCTTCCTGACCCCCGCCAGCCATTCCTTGAACTTGGCCCACATGGTCAGTCTCCAGTGATGACCACTACAGGGTCAACCCTTGAGGTTTCGTCGGCAGAGCTGGCCAGCCGGAAGTACGGGAGGCGCACCGCGAACGAGATCGCCTCGTCGTCTTCGGATGTGATAACCGATGTGGTCCCGTCAGAGGCGAGTGACGTTAGCTTCATCGGAGCCGTGAATGCCTCGTCGATGGAGACTTCGCCGGTAATGGTCCCGGTGTTATCCCCGCCGATGAGGCAAGTCAGAACCCATTTTCTCTTGTCCCTCGCCGCCAAGCTCAAAACATCAGAGAAGGACGGATTCCCCGCCCACTCCAGCGTGTGTGGTCCATAACCTTTTCCGGTCTTCGTAGCCATTACGCGATTCTCCTAATCGTCTCAGCGACGGTCTTGGCGAAGTGGTCGCCCAAATACTTGGCGGCCGCAGTCAGCCGCGCCGGGTCGTCCATGAAGTATCCGATCCCAAGATTGCAGCGCGTGCACAGAATCCCCCGCACCGAA